GCCACTACGCCAAGATCAGCGCAGTGATCGGGAAGGAAGTCTGATGGAGGCCAAGATCGCTTCAGCCCTCGCTCGCCTGGATGGGCAAGGGGAGCAAATCAAGGGAGCGTTCAAACGCATTGACCGCATCGAGGACAAGCTGGATAATATCAGTAAGCAAGTGACCGCCGTCGCCGCAATCTCTTCGATCTTAATTCCTGTGGCCACTTCGATGTTGATTTATTTTTTACAGAGGTAATGTCTTATGATGAGCAAAGTTAAGTTTCATAGCCAGAACAGCGAAATCAAACTCATGGAGTACATGAACAGTTTGTACCTGAGTGGGATGGCCGCCCTGGAGAAGAGGGACGAAACGCCTGACCTGACTGGTGAGCAGACTTACAATGCGACCTATAAAATTACCCGAGCCGAAACGATGGCCCTCAACGAATTCTTTGGCGGCATAGATCGGCGCTTGTTGCGCAAGAAGCACAAGGCTGCCCTTGAGTACACTCAACAAGCCGAAGAGTGGTTGGCCTCTTTTGAGCCAGAAATCGATGACAGCCCCGAAGAATTAAAGCGGTTCTGCGAGGGGTTCGTTCGCATGCTTACCGAACTTCATGAGATCCTCCACGAGGACACGCAACAGAAACTGAGAGACCGAGTGCTGGACACCATGCTTGATGCGGGTGCCGCAGCATATTTCAACCCGACCGGAGCAGAAGCCAATGGCTAAGATCAAGCTTACCAAAGAGCAGCGGGCGCGCCTCAAGCGCATGGCAGACCAAGGGCTTATTGCCTACAACCCCAAGCGCGTTGGCGGTGAAACTAAAGTAGGAGGCCAGAAAGCTGGTGGCGACCTGACCACCCAAGAAGTGGACCGACTTCGCAGGCTGGATCGAGACGAGCGCACTAAAGCTGCCTTCGGCCCTAAGGTCACCATGAAGAAGGCGAAGCCCAAAAAGTCTCCCTTCGCAGGGATGAGCGACGCTGAAATCGACGCGCAGAAAAGGGCAGAAGACGAAGCCCTTCGGGTCACAAGGGCAATCGACAATACAGCCACGGCAGCAACTGTCGCCAGCCTCATTACAGCACTCACACCAGCAGGCCCTGTGGTTTGGGCAGGTAAGAAGATTGCGACTAAATTTGCCAAGGACGCGCTGAAGAAAAAGGTGAAGAAGATAATGCAGCGCAAGGGGCGAAAGTTTGCCAAAGATGTCCAAAAGAAGATGGGCAAAAAAGCAGCCAAACCCGTAGACACAAAGCCATCGGGACCGTTCGATGCTCTTAAGGTAAAACCTAAAGCAGCCCCAAAGAAACCAGCAGCCGAAAAGCCCAGGGCCGGAATCGAGTTTGCACCAGCAGCGCGCATCACAGGTGCCCAGGCTAAGAAGTTGCTGACCAAGGCTGGTGTTCCAGGCGTTTCAAAGATGAGCGCAGCGCAAGCTGTGTCGGCTCTGAAGAAGCTGAAATCGGCAAAAGAAGCGGCAAAGAAAGTTGCCAAGAAAGCTACAGCGAAAAAGAAACCAGCAGCAAAAGCGAAGCCCAAAACAAAACCAAAACGGAAATTAAAACTGGTTCCTGATGCGCGCCGTGCTGACGGCACCATTTCACCAGGAAGCTTTGCGAGTACGCGACTAAAAGATGCGGGTATTAAGGGTGTTGATAAAATGTCCGAAGCTCAACAGAGGACAGCTTTAGCTAATCTGATGAAGCGTAGTAAAGGGGCAAACAAGAAGCCGGCAGCTAAACCGAAAGCCGCCAAGGCACCTAAGGCCTCGAAAGCAAAAAAGGCACCAGCACCCAAAACAGCGCCAGCAAAAGCGGCAGCGCCCGCTGAGGGCAACTTGGCGAAACAGCTTGGTTACAAAGGTGCCGCCGTTCAAAAGGCTCTGAACGCTTTCTTTAAGGGTCAAAATGTCACCAACCTTAATGAGGCCATCGCAAAAGCTGCGCAACTGGAGCGCAGCCTGAACAGAATTCCAGGATCCAAAGTTTCGGGGAAAGGTCTGCGTAAAAAGATCGACAAGATTACCACGACCAAGCAGCCGGGAATGAAATCCGCTCGACCCAAATCCAAAGACGCGCGCGCTCCCGTAGCTGAAGAAGGAGCAAAAAGAGAAGCGGCTAGGATGAAGAGGGCTCGTGGTGACATGCGAACCGAGCGCCTTAAGGTCGCCGAAGATCAAGCCCCAAGGGTTCAGGCTGTAAAGGGCCGAGTAAAAGGCATCCGACAGATTATCAAAGATAACGCCACAGGAAAGATTACGCCGGAACAAGCAGAGAAATCTATGGGCACGCTACTGAGTAAGGCTCCGGCCCCACTGGCGGCCGAGATTCGGCGTTTGATGAGAGCCGCTCAAGACATGGGCATTGCTGCCCGCAAAGCGACAGGAGCACAGCTTAAGTCACTTAAGGCCGACCAGGGTAAAGCGGTGGCACAACTCAACAAGTTGATTATGTCACTCCTCGTAACGGCGGGTCTTGGTGCTTCAGCCGAATAAGAACAAAGTCTTTGAGGAGCTAACGAGGTGCGCTCAGAGCTTTAAGCACTTCGCCCAAAGTCACATTAAGATCGTCGACATCAACGGCACGGTGGTTCCTCTGCGTCTCAATGAAGCGCAGCTTAGGATTATTAAGGGCCTCAAAGATAACCCGCACCTTATGATCCTTAAGGCACGCAAGCTGGGGTCGACGACCCTTATTGCTGCGTTCTACTTGTGGAAAGCGTTGTTCAGTAAGAACACCCGTGTCGCAGTTGTTGCCCACACTGATGAAGCTGCCAGGGCTATCTTTCAGATTTATCAGTTTATGTATTCCAACCTGCCTACTGAGATAAGAATCCCTGCGGAGAAGAACCGTCACAATGAGCTACTGCTCAAAACGGGGAGCCAGATTAAAGTTGGTACGTCTTCGTCTGAGGGCTTTCGTGGGCAGACCTATCAGTACATCCACGCATCGGAGTACGCTTTCTGGACCAACCTGGAGAAGTCCATTGCGGGCCTGTTTGGTACAGCAGATGCAAACGCCACCATCATTTTGGAATCAACAGCAAACGGGCTGAACCAAGCTTACGAGATGTGGAACCAGGAAAACGGCTTCAAGAAACTGTTTCTGGGATGGATGCTCGATACACGCTACGTTCGGCCTAAGGCGGCGTTTAAGGATCTAACTAAACTTGAACGTGAGTACATTAAGAAGCATAAACTAAGTCAAGAGCAGAGCCATTGGTTTGTTCATCACCGGCGAACCAAATGCGCCAACAATTGGCTGATCTTCAATCAGGAGTTTCCAGTACATGCTGAGATGGCGTTCGTCACATCAGGGCAGAGGTTCTTCCCGGATCCATGGCCCGTCAGTGGAATCACCACGGGTCTCGCGATCCACCAGGAACCAGAACCGTATCACATCTACACCATTGGTGTTGACACTGCTAGTGGCTCTCCCGGCGGGGACTATTCTGCTTTTATGGTTCTGGATGTCACAGACCAAAAGGCAATTAAAATGGTCGCATCGTACTACGATCGACAACCTCCGTCAGACTATAAACAAACGGTTCTCGAAATAGCTGAGAAGTACACAGCCTTAGCTGTGGTTGAAAGTAACTCTTATGGTTTGTCAATCATTGAGTACCTCATGGAAAACGCCTACGGCCGGCAGTTTCGTGATCAGCACTGGGATAAAGTAAAGAACATCTGGACGCCCCGGTATGGCTTCAACACCAACACAAAAAGTCGCAACCTATTACTAAGCAGGCTTTATGAGTATGTGTCAAACAGCCACATGAAAGTGACAGATAAAGTATTTATGGCCGAAGCAAATACGCTCGTGTACAACTCACGCGGCAAGGTCGAGGCTCCGTCGGGAAAGCATGACGATATGGTCATGGCGACTGGGCTTGCTCTGATGGGCCTCGATCAAGTAGAAGACCTTATCGAAGAAGTGGCGAACAAGGTCCGTCCTACCAGCATCAAACAAATGTTGGAATGGGAACGGGCTACGGGCAAAAACTTCAAAGATGCGAACCCTGAGGAGTTTTCACCGGACCCTCTTCAGGATTTGTTGGATGATGTTGGGGTTTGGTGATCTCGCGGTGCGGCGCGTTATCCGCATGTAAAGGGGCGTAAAAATGGTTCAGCTTTCAGAAGAAGCAACCGAGGGGTTGTCCGCCGCACTCCAGGGACTAAACGAGGCAGAGGCATCACAGCCCGTCGAGCAGCAGATCGAGAATTATGCTGACGACGTTGACGAAGCCGAGTTTGACACGGAAAGCTACGAGCACGACGAGTCACAAGAATACGACGAAACCGATGTAGAAGAAGGCCACTCGGTGCCTTATAGTCGTTTCTCAAGCGTAATCGCAGCTAGGAACAGCGCAACCGAAGAGGCTCAAGAACTTCGGGAACAACTCGAGGCCATGCAGGCTCAGTACGAGCAGATGCAGCAGTTTCAGCAAATGATGGGACAGCAGCAGCAACCTCAGCATCAGGAGCCGGAGCACGAAATGCCAGAAGGCATGGACCCGCACATGGCTCAGATGCAGAGCCGCATGCACGAGATGTCAGTGCAACAAGAGCAGTTTACGCTGGAGCGTGAACTAGCAGCCGTCGCCCAAACACATCCTAACGTCGATCCTGAGGTTCTGCTTAACGCAGTCATTCAGGACCCGTCGGTGGATATTGCTCAGGTGGCGGAAGCTTATTCGACTCAGGTCGCTGAGATCGAAGAGGCTGCTATTAATCGCTTTCTAGCGAATTTGGATTTGGACGAGGCTGATGAAGAATCCACTCACATTCCACCGGAGGTGGCTTCACGCCAGGGGCGGCAGCGAACGCTGTCAAGCGCCCAAGGCAACAAGCCGCAGACGATGGAGCAAGCACACGAAGCCTTAACTAACTGGCTTCAAAATAATCAATAAGGATAAAACCAAATGGCTGTATCTACAGTATTTTCGCTCGATAAGATTCTGAAGGAATTTTATGCCGGGCCGATTCGTGACCAACTCAACAACGAGATGTTGGTCTTTGAACTTTTTAACCGCCGCAAAATGAACTGGGTTGGCCGTCGCGTCATCATGCCAGTGCGGGTTGGTCGCAACCTAAGCGGAGCATTTGCTGGTGACAACGGCGCTCTTCCGGCTGCGGGTCAGCAGACCTACAAGGATCTTACGATCCAATCCAAGTACCTTTATGGCCGCATGAGCATTACTGGCCCTGCCATCGCTCAAGCAAAAGCGAGTGTCGGTGCTTTCGTGAATGGCCTTCAGCAGGAGCTTGATGGCGCTGTTGAAACCGTGAAGAACGCCGCTGACCTGGCATGCTTTAACGGTGGTGGCGCACTTGGCTTCGTAAACGATCGCGCCGCAGCAGCGAGCACGATGCAGTTTTCGGGCAACCAGTCGAGCCTGCCTATGGAGCCTGCTCAAGGTATTCAGTGCGTTGTTATTCGTAGCGATACTTATGCTACGATTGCTAACGGCCACCTGGGTACCCCGCTTTTTGTTCGCCAGCGGGCGGGTATTCCCGGTTCGGTTCAGTTTGTTAATAACGCCGGTGTTCCCGCTGGTAACAACTTGGACTTGACCGGTTTAGCAAAAGGCGCTGTTGGCACCGTGGTTACGATCAGCGGAAACAACACGGTTCCTGTGAATGCCCCTACTACGCAAGAGGCGTTAGGTATTTACGGTAACTTGGGCGCTGGGTATTGGGACGGTGTTGCTAACCCGACTCACTGGGGTGCTGACCGCACCACGGCTACGGGTAGCACTGCTTTGCAGTCCACCATCCAAAGCGTGGAAAACACGATTGCGTCCGGTGTAGCCGGCGCTGGTGCTCGCACTGCCGTGGATACCAAGCGTATGCAGGCTATCCTGGACGACATTGCTGATCTCAGTGGCGAGTCCCCTGATTGCATGATCGCTCATTATATCTTCCGTCAGGAATACACGGCGCTGATGTCGTTCACGAGCGAAGTTGCTGGTGGTATTACTACCAGCCGCAGCAAGAACGTGGACGGTGGCGACCCTGGATTCAACATGGGCGCTTTGTCTTTCAACGGCATTCCGTTGAAGGTGGCTCGTCAGTGCGGCAAAGGCCTGCTGATCTTCTTGAACCTCAAGTCGTGGGTCTGCGCTGAAGTGCAAGCCCCTGGCATGGCGGATCTTGATGGCAGCGTGCTCAGTCGTGAGGCTGGCGCTGATGCGTACGAAGCATTCGTTCGTTACTACTACAACACTGTTTGCACAGCACCGAACCGGAACGGTATTCTGACCGGTATCAGCTACGCAGGTGTGTAGTGGTTCTTGAGGTCATCCGGCTCTGCGTGGACTTGGCGCAAGTTGCACTGCTCTGGAAAGCAGTCGTCTTGTTCCGGGACTTCGTGGGGCCGGGTGCTCCTCTGGACGAATCTGACCAACTGGCAACGCCGTCTGAGTTGTGGGAGGACTAATGGCACGCATGAGCAAAAGGCTTGAGGAAATCTTCGCCGCCGACCAAAGGCGTCGTGGTGGAGAGACCACTGCGTTGGGCCGTCAGGCTGCCGAGGCCAGAGCGCGACAAGCGCAGAAGTCCGCTAAGAACGAGGGCATCGGGGGAGCAGTCGGAACGCTTGCTGGCGGCCTGGCTTTGCTGAACCCTGTGACGGCTCCGTTTGCCGGGGCTGCTATGGGCCTTGGTGCGGTTGCCGGTAAAGCTGTTGGCCGGGGCGGTTTCGAGAAGGGTGATCTTCTCGAGGCTGGCATGGCTGCAACGCAACTCCCTGCTGCTGGTTCTAAGAAGTACGACGCTCTTGAAGGGTTGCTTCAATCTTGGAAGTATCCATCGAAGGAAAAGTAAAATGGGAAATAAAATGAAATCTCGCAAGTTGTGGTTAAGCGTAGCGGCGGCGGTGTTGCCTCTGCTCGCGAAGCATTTCTGGCCTGAGCTTCCTACTGAGGTAATTATTACTTCGGTTCTTGGCGCTATTGCTGGCGTCATGGGCATCAGCATGGAAGACGTGGCAAAGCAGAAGCGTGCTGCCGTGGAGGCTGCAAGTGCTGCGGGAAAGCCCTCGGACTCAGAAAGTTAGCTCCCGTTGTATTGCGCTCTGGCGATACTGGGGGGCTTGACCTGCTACTTAGCGGGAATAGTGACAGGTGGGATACTGGTCTTTCTGCTCGACACACCATCGGCAAGGACTTCGATCTCACAGCCCAGTTGTCAGCCGGAGCCCGATGGGGAGAAACCGCCGATTGGCAAGGAACCTTAGGAATGAAATGGAGGTGGTAACATGGCCACTGAAAAGAAAGCAAAGAAGCCGGCAGCGAAGAAACCAGCAGCAAAGAAGGCAGCAGCAAAGAGCGACGCCTTACTGGCCTGGGAGCGTCGTTGTGAGTTGTGCGAAAAAATCAAAAGCGGTAAAGTCACAGCGAAAGAAAAAGAAGAAATCGCTTTGATCACCAGTCAGCGCGGTGACTGTGAACCCGGAAACAAGCCAGCGTAATGCCACTTGAAACCGGATCTTCACCTGATC